CCGCATTTTGACACATTCTCGCTACTGCAGCAACTTTCATTCCTAAGTCGCTTAAAACTTTTGCATCCCTTCTTCTATTACATTCCGGATCTTCTTTATATCCACCTCTACTGAGTGCAATACTCGGTAACTGAAGACCTTGACTGTTGCCTCTAAAACAAGTTTCTGGACCAGTGCTCATATAGCTTGGTGAAATTGCTGAGTAAACTGGCATCCCTGAACTGCCGGCCCCGTTGTATGTTTTTGAGTTAGTAGTATTATTACTATTTACTGTACTATTCTGATTGTTGGTGTTAAGGCTGCCATCTTGTTCTGCGCCTTCATTATCCCCGGAGTTTGTATTATCTTCACCTCCTTCATTCGGCTCGGATTCATATAAGTTATCTGGTCTTTGATCAGGGTCTTCCGTATCCGCAAAAGCAGGCACTGCTAGCAAAAAGTATGCTAGTATTATCAGTATGCCTAATAGAGTCTTCAATGGCAACCATTTCATTTATGACCAATTGTTTAACACTACGGTGGAGATTAAACCCAGTAAAAATACTATGGTTGTTGCACCACCCCCGATAATCACCTGAAATATTTTATCAAGGCGATCATCAATATCGTCCAGACGATTAAACGTCGTCTTCCAACGCTCTGCACACTCTTTTTCATGCACTAGAAATTGCGTTTTTAGTTCGGTCAACTCTTCATCAGACATCTTTCAACAACTTATCCATGAGCTTACCGTAGTTGCCCTGGCCGAAGGGAAGCCCTTCATTAATCTGTACATTTGTTTGACTTTTTACGTTTGTGGCTTCTGCTTTTTGTAGATCAGCTTGTGCTTTTATCTCATCCATTCTCATCTTGTGGGCCATTTGGAGCAAGTCAGCTAAATCTTTATTAGAGTATACTCCACTTTCTTTAGCTTCTTCAAGTTTACTCTCAATCATTTCGTCAAGTAAGCCAGCAATATTGTTTTTATTGCGATAACCCATGTCTAAGTACACCGTGTCAATGTACTTTTTTACTTCACGCTTATTCAACAGCTCGACTACTTTGTTTTCTTGTACGCCAAGCTGCTCGACAACCGCACGGATATTTCCGAAAGTAAGGTACGAGTTTGCTACTTCAAGTCCCTCTGGAGAGATTGTGGTTAATTCTTTAGCCATGAGAAGAATTATAGGACAAAAAGACTAGAAAGTCAAGAATTATTTTTGAATGGTTACTAAAAAATGTCTGGCGGAGTGGGCCAAGACACATCAGCAAGAGTTGCAGGATTACCAACTGAAGTCATCATATCCCTCAATTCTTGTCTATAGACACGAACTTGTTCTCTTTGACTATCTGTTAGGCTGTTATCAGAAATTTGTGTCCAGTCAGTTACTAAGAGTCTTCCATTTCTTTCTCGTCTAATCAACTCTAGTATTTCTTCTCTAGGCCAAGTCCAAGAATTAGTAGAAAAATCATATGTTGCAAAGTCATTGGGTCGTAAGCCTACTTTTTCAAAAGTCATTGTGGTTTTGTTAAACCAATAATTCATCTGAAAGTAGCCCCACTCTTTGCACTTTTCTTCTGGTAAGTTTGCTTCTGTGAGTTTTATAAGTCTTTTACCTATATCTTCGTGCAAGCCTTCTTCGGGCATGTTTGCAGTCGGCGTATGTACACCTTCTACTCTTCCCGTAGCTTCATCTACATAAACTAAACAATGTATTGTTGTCATCTTATTTCTCCTACCCAGATTGCTTTGGGATTGTTATACGTATTGGTAGTATTACCGTATGGGCCTCCGGTACCAGTATCTACAATATAATAAAATTGTATTGTATTGTTAATCCATCTATATGCAGTCATAAAAAAGATACTACCTTGCTGACCCGGGAACGTTCTTTGATAAGAAAATAAAGGTCTTGAGTCAACGTACTTTGATAAATAATCACTACCGCTGTATATAGTTCCAAAGTTACCGCTTACAGTTCCTGTTTCTGCATAGTTTGTTAGTTCAAAACTACTATTTGATACTGCTTTTCGTGTATCAAAGTATGTTTCACCATTTACATCTTTTAACTCTATACCATATCCTGTATTGGTCGAACTGTATGTCATATCTTTTACCCATAAATAATCCATTGCAACATTATTTACACTATGAGATGTTACTGCTCCATATTGACCAGTGCCTGTAGTTGAGTAGCCAAAGTATGCTCTTTGTGAACCAATATTTGCTTCGCGTGTATATTGGTAATTTGAAACGTGAGCACTTGCATTCGGTTTTACAAATAAATAATTATAGCCCTTTCCTGTGGCTGTATCATTTTGAACATTTGTAATAAGACCCGTTGCAGTTCCAGATGCAATAACCGCATAGTTTACACCACTTAGAGAGGTATCACCAACTGTATATGATCCACCTCCGTCAGATCCAAAAATTTGTATTCCATATGCCATTATGCTATCCTTATTGCTGCTATCGTGCCAGTTCTTTGGCTACCCGTATTTTGTCTAACACTAAAATAATTTGAGTATCTAGTTATTACTATTTGGCTTCCAGTGTCGGGGCTGCCTCCAATTGCATATCCAAAGTCTGCCACAATCTGAACCTTATTACTATCGTTTGCATTTGGTATACCTGACTGACTTGGAGGAAAATTATATGTTTGCCCATTATTCATTACTTGCGTTGCAAAATAAACGATACTTTGAGTTCTTAGATTGTTTCCAAGAATTACACTACTTCCATTTGGGCCAAAAATTTCTATTCCATAATCATCTGTTCCTGTACCAGCCCCTGTTCCTCCAGAGCTTCCTCCGCCACCTCCGGCTGTGGAAGTATCTGATATTGAGAACGTTTCAGTGTCCACAACACTGCCACTTGTTGATCCTGTTCTCAGCCTAAGAGTTGCTGTCTCTGCGCCTTCTGTTAAATTATCTGCAACTGAATTAATTGTAATTGAGCCAGAGTTACTAACAACGCTTACCGAACCAGAAGATGGTTGAAAATCTGCTGAAGGACTCAGTGTATAATAAAGTGTAGCATTTCCAACATTTGTTGTTGTCACTCCAACAACTTGAGAAGCACCCTCACCCATTGTACTTGGTGTACTTAAACTATATGTTGGTGTGCTCGAAGTATTTATTACAGCAAAAGTCGTACTCGCTACTGTTGTACCGCTTGTTGATCCTGTACGAACACGGAGTGCAAAAACCTCAGTATTTTCTGTAGTTTGATCCGCTATAGTAGTAAGAGTGAAAGATCCTGAGTTACCACTTATAGTGAAACTTCCACTAGTTGCACTAAAGTCACTACTAGGATTGCCGTCGATACTAAAATATAGAGTTGTTCCATTTGAAACGTTGGAAGTAGTAACTGTTACAGTCTGGCTTACTCCCTCATTCATATTGTTTACAGTTCCTAAACTGTAAGACGGCGATGCAGCACCTGATACTGTGCCTTGAACCTGAGCAGTATAAACTGTAGTAGTTTGGTTTCCTTTTGATCCTGTCGTAACTGTCTGAGAAAAAGCAACTGAGTAATTTCCTGTCGAGGAAGTGGGACTGATTGTTACTGACTGACCGGGGGTCCTAGAAGTATGATTTATATCTACAGAGGCAGAGCTCTCACTAATTGTAACAGCATTGCTCGATCCTGAGGCCGAAGTAATTGTCCAAGACGTACCACTGCCACTAGCAGTTAAATTCTGCCCCGTGATTTGGTTATTACTAGTGGTAAGATTAACTGTTGGCATTTATTAGTCCACAAATTGTCCATCACGAACCTTTGCTATCTGAGTAACAATACCATGCTGAGTATGAACTCTTTTATGCATATCTTCTGGCCTTGATGCATAAGTTTTTGCTACGACAGGGCTTACCTCCATTAAATGAGAAGTAACATTTTTATAAATATCGTCTGACTTCATGAGGGGTAGCATTTCTTCTGCTATCTTAGTAGAGTGTCCCTGTCTTCTATGCTTTGGGTGTACAGCCATTCCGATATAATTTATACGATCAATCGAAAGCTGAATAAAGTAGTAAGTCCATGCGATTCTTTCATTTCTATCATTAATTCGATGGGGATTAGCTAAATTTGTACGCCAGATCCTTGAAACATAATAGTCGTCTCCCTCTTGCGGTTCTAACACCATTGCATGATCTACAGTTAACCCTCCTCTTGGATCAATGGTTTCTTCCAGCCACTCTCTGTCCTCCTCGGTTACAAAGGATCCTGTGTAGGAAGGTAAAACAAGTTCTGGTTTTTTCGACATAAGCGCATCTCCATTAGTAGAGTACAATTATACTAAATTACGGAACGTATGTCAAGAATTATTTTTAGGTGGGTATAAAAAAGGGCCCCGAAGAGCCCTTTTAAAGATTAAGCTAATGCTTCATCGGGCTGTAGATCAGGTTCTCCTAAAATAACTTCTTTTGATTCGGGCTGAGGGAACTTTACTCCCAATTTTTCCCAGTCTTTTTGAGTTCGGCACTGATATTTCATATCATTTGACCAGCGATTTCTATAGAACTTACCACAGTACGTTCCATCTTCCATTTTAGTAAATATTATATCCATCTTTTCAGAGGCAGTTGCGGACAGGGGCAGGGCGAGGGTTAAAGCAGCAGCAGCTACGATTGCGAGTTTCACGATATTCTCCTTTTGAAAATTCTTTGAAATCATTAGTGATTTCGAGAAATATTATAGCATTGTAGAAGTTATTTGTCAAGTACTATTTTTTTCTGTGAAGAAAGTGTGACAGTTTTGTTACAAAATGATGAAGTCAAAAATACCCCAAGTTGTACATGTTGGGGACGCCCGCGGCGCGGCGATAGGCAAGGTCTATTAACCGCCCCCTATTGATAGAAACAAACGATTGACAAGCGCGTCGGGATGGCGTAGACTATATTTTTATTTGGAGGCACTACCATGCTACGCACTATTGGACTCATTCTTCTTATGCTCGCCATAACGATTATGTTGGGCGCGGTTTTTTATACCGGCTGGATTTTTGTGACCGGCTCAACCTTTTGGCTGGCGCAAGTTTTGGGCACGGCGCTGATCGCCTTAACCTTTTTGTTGGCGGCGCTTTGCGGCTCGCTGGCTTACATCGGCGGTAAATGAGAATCATTCCCATTTGGAATCTCCATTATATCTCCATTATATTTTCACATAACTTTCACGCTACCAGCCTTATAATACAGGCTCACTAACTAGGAGACTACTATGTCTAACTACACTCCCAAAATGGTCGCGGCTCTCGAAGCAGCGGCTCCCCTTAACCTAGAGATCGCTAAGGATCTCGCGGCTGACTTTGGCGTTAGCCATCGCTCGGTCATTTCCAAGGCCAAAAGCCTTGGCCTTGAATATGTCAAGGCATCGCCCAAGGCGCGAGCCGCCAAAGGCATCACCAAGGCCGAGCTGACGGATGCCATCCGTCAGGCGGTTGCTTTGCCTGATCGCTCTGGCGATCTTACTAAGGCCGAGCTTGATGTCGTCCTGAGCAATCTCTCTTGAGATTGCTTCGCACCTTAGCGGATTGGTTAGGGGCAGCGGCACTATGCTGCGCCCCTTTCATTATCGACACGACAGAAGGCAAGATTCTTGCCATTGTCGGACTCGGATTATTGACCTTGCAAGCGCTGCGCGTTTCATGCTATAATCTGGTTTTCTTAAACATAATCGGCATTGGAGGATATTTTTATGCGATTTATTTTTGACCTAGACGGAACCGTTATTGATTCCGCCCATCGCCAAGGCGAGACGCTGGCAGACTGGCGGCGGATGAATACTGTCGGCAACATCATGCGCGATAGATTGCTTCCGTTGGCTGGCAAGATGCAGACCGCCATTCAAGATGGCTTGGATATTTGGGTTTGCACTTCTCGCGTCATGGGCAAGGCGGATTTTGCCTTTCTACGCTTGCAAGGTTTGCTCCCCAATGGCGGGCCGGTTATTCACCGCATTGGCGAGAATGATCAGCGGCCATGCGGCGAACTCAAACTCGCCAAACTACGCGGCTATGCTGCGGGCATGGGAATCACTTGGGCGCAATTTGCTCACGATTCAATCATGTTTGACGATTCGCTGGACGTTCAAAAAACTCTGCGAGGCGCTGGCATTCGCGTTATTGATCCGGTACAATTCAACACATACATTGCTAGGAAGATTGCATAATGACCATTCAGAAAAAAATCATTCTTGTGCTCGATACCGAATGCTGCGATCTCGCGGGTAACGTCTACGATGTTGGCTATACCATTGCCGACCGCAAAGGCGTGATTCTCACTCGCAAAAATTGGCTCGTCGAGGAAGTTTTCACCGACCCCGACAAAATGATGGGCGCGTTCTATGCGAAAAAATTATTTTCGCACTATGCTCCTATGCTGGACGCTGGGACTATCGGCTTGGCTCCGTGGAGCAAAATCGTTAGCGAGATGCAGATTGATGTTGACGCTTTCGGCGTAAATGTTTTGGCTGCTTATAATCTCGGCTTTGATCGTCGCGTTATGCGTCAGACAAACAAGCGCTTTGGCCTTGGCCCGATTCTGCCAGCAATGGATATGCTAGACATTTGGCAATTTGCTTGCGAGACAAAATTGTCTCAGGCGCGATATAAGGAAATCGCTAGGGAGCTTGGCTGGGTTTCGGCTGCTGGCAATATCCGAACCGGCGCGGAATACGCCTATCGATTTTGCTCTGGCGATTTTGGTTTCATCGAAGATCATACCGCGCTGTCGGATGCGGTTATCGAAACCAAAATTTTGGCTGACTGCTACGCTTGCAAAAAATCTGTGCCCTATGGCATCGTCAACGCGCAACCTTGGAGAATCGTCAATGCGTAAAACAAAACTCTGGAAAATTTTGGCTGGCGTTTATATCGCCTATTCTGTCCTAACGGATACGCTAATCTGGGGCGGCGCTATATACTACCTATTTTTTCTTTGATGTTCCACGTGGAACACTCCCCGCTCAGACCGCAGCCAGATCGCTTGACAACGCGATTTTGGCGCGGGCGCGCCAGTGGGAAAACGATGTGCAAAACCGAAGGTGTTCCTTGCGCCAAAATACGTGCAAAAGCGACCAATGTCAAGTCTTTTTTGCGGGTGTGCGCAAAATAATTTGAGATTGTGCAAGTCTTTGCGCCAGTGCGAAAGCGAGGTAAAAAAGCGATGTAAGGCGCGCGCCGATTATACGCGCAACGCTACGCAATGTCAAGTCTTTTTGCGGGGTTGCGTGCAATTTATTTTGATTGGGCAAGTCTTGCGACGGGGACGATAATCTGGTATAATTTGCGCAAACCCCGGCGCGGGGCTGTAAATTCTT